AAACTTGCTGGTGATAGGGTGTGCTACCATTTCAGGCAGGCGATCACCAGTGTAGTAAGTATGAGGGCAAACGATAATCTCCTGACGCACAATCTCAGGAAACTTGTAGGTAATGGTGTTGGGTTTGAATGTATCAAGACCCTTACCAAAACCAATCCAATCACCTTGATACACTCGTTGAGTGCGAGGAAGAAACTCCAGGCAGTAGATGAGGATTTGCGTTACGCGAGGTTGTCCACCAAAGTGAGTAAAGATGTCATCTTCGTTATAGCAGAGGCGAATCTTTTGCTTGTTAAATGCTGCTTTGGTGCAAACAAAAAACTTACCATTCTCAGGATTAGTGCCCCAAACAATAGCAGGAGCACCATCCATCTTGACACTGATAGTAGAATCAGCACTGAACCAATCAAGAACCGAAAGATCACCATTCAGGATAGAATCTTCAGGATGTTCAAGGTGCTTGTTTTGCATTTGCTTGTTGCTCATACTATAGGGACACTTTGGACGATCCTAACTTTAATTCAATCAAACTTCCATCAATTTCTGTAGGCGATTGCGAATGTCAAAGAGTTCCATTTCATCCATATCTGCAGCATCTAAATCTACAGGAGCAAACTCTTCAAGATTTACATTACCATTTGCATAGATGGGTGCAAAGTACAACTCATCTCCATCTTCTTGTGACAGAGTGTAGACGCAACCATGGTCAGGGTAAGTGAGAAAAATCATTTGAGTTTTACGAACAAAGGTACAATAAAGGAGCACCTACTAAATTGCAAGTGCTCCTATGTCAGTTTTCAGACTGCCACACGACGGGCAGACAGTTGTTGATACCTTTCGGTAACATAATCCACTGCTTGCTTCACATAAGGAGAAACAGTTTGAGTGAACTTAACCACATCTTCACGAAGTTTGTTGACTTCATACTGATGGATTTGCCAGCGAATCTTGATGTCTTGGAGGTATTGTTCCCGAGTAATCAGTACCTGAGGGACGAACACTTCGGGAGCAACAACAACATCAGAGGTTTGCTTGCGAGCGCGAGGCATAGAGTAGATGCGTCTTACACTATAGGGACACTTTGGACGATCCTAACTTTAATTCATCGCAGATAACAAAGGGTTGTTGATACGATCTTGTGCAATTTTAAAGTATTGCTCGTCCATCTCAATTCCGATGAAGTTTCTGTTACAATTTACAGCAGCGACTCCAGTTGTACCAGAACCCATACAGTTGTCTAGAACAACCTCACCATCATTACTGTATGTACGAATCAAATACTCCATCAAAGCAACTGGTTTTTGTGTAGGATGAACGCTACCTTTATCCAATCCAAACTCTATAATTTCTGACGGATAATTGGTGTACCTTTGTTCATACTCAGTCTCGTGCAGTAGTTTGTTACCAGCACCCATGTGTTCTGGTTGATGTAGAAACTTACCAAGTCGTTTCGCACTATTCTTTTTCACGACATGTTTCTCAATCAAACCCTGTGGATTGTAAGTCATATTTTTGTTTGCTTTTTTAGACCCACCACTAGCACCAAGAGGAGAGAATACCAAAACATCCTCAGTTTCCTTCATAGGTCTTGCATTTGCATGAAGAAACCCTGTTGTCTTTTTCTTCTTCCAAATCCACTCATATTTGAACCACTCAAGGTTACTTACTACCAGTTGACTGGTGAATGGTTGGTCAGCAGTTAATACAACAGCACCAGTTGGTTTTAGCACCCTACGATAATGCTTCCACAATTCATCTAGTGGGATAACTGTATCCCACTCAAGAACTCTATTGTTTCCTTTATCCTGAACACCTTTACGGTCAGTTGTACCATAGGGGAGGTCACAGAGAATAAGGTCCACAGACTGTTCTGCGACCTTATCCATCTCAATCAGACAATCACCCAGATACAACTCAACCATGCAGATTTCCCTCCTTTAGATAACGGATAGTGCGCTCAAGTGATTCGATCGTATCACCCAACATACCAATACTACGGTTACAATTATCACACAACCAACCACGATGTGCTAGAGTTTCGTGGTCATGATCGAACACCAACTTTTTGTCAGTTCTACCACAATTATAGCACGGAGTTCCTAGTTCTGGATATTTCGGTTTTCCTGCTAATTTGTATGCTTTTGCCTTACCTTGACTTGCTTTCGTGGTACACTCTTTACATTCTGGTCGGAAATACTTATCCCCACCAGTATTTGTGGATTGATTGCGACGAAAAAACTGCTCATTCAGTGGAAAGGTTTTTGCACACTTTGAGCAGGTTCTTGTTGATTCCATGGTAAATAGATTCCTCAATAATAGAGACGCTTTAAACGATCCTAACTTTAATTGATTGGAAGTTTTGCCTGAGACTTACCCTTTTTGTGGTCATCAATGAACTTCCTTGCTGATGCTTCGGTCCTGCACACTTTGAGTTGCTCTCCGTTGTGAATGATCATCAGTTGATTACCAAATGGAATCGCGGCGTAGTTACCTTTGCCGATAATAAATCCTTCTTTCATTATACTTTCCAAAAAATCGTGGATTTGGTTGCGGTGGATGACCTATGACACCCTCCAGATAGAATTACAGAAAAATCAGGGTTTGACCCCTGACTGCGACTGAGTTCTCAGTGAGACTCATTTGGGATTGCGTCTCCCGTCTTTCCAGGTGCCTTCTTTTTTTGCTTTTCTGTATTCTCTCATATAAGTCGCTCTTTCACTATGCGATGTGATAAGTCCTTTATTCCAAGTCCAGGGTTTTTTCATACCTTTATGAGACTGACCGATTTTCTTTCTTGTTTCTTCACTAACACCTTCACAGATTGGTGGATTATCTCCTCCAGGAGTTCTGTTGATAAGTAAACCACCAAAATCTTTTCTACCAAGTATTGCAATCATATAGATTTCGTGGGAGAAAGCATCTTTTTCATTATCAAATGTTTTTAAGATTATTCTTCTATTTGGTGAAGGAAGTTTAACAAACTTTGTATGATAATCGTTTATTCTATTTTCTTTACCCTTACCGATGTAGTAAGGTGTTCCGTCCTCACGCAGATATGCGTAGGTATAATATTCTTTCATCGTAAGTCTTGGCGTGACTATTAGTATTTATAGCATAAATGTGGGACTTACGCAACTAATCCGCCAAGACTTACTGTTGCTGCCCACACTCTATTTACCGCCGCACTACACTATCAACCATCTTACCCTTCTCAAAGACAGCATCAACAACTCGCTGAAGTGCTCGCTCTGTAGATACACCAACTTTAGAATATACAGGCACCACACAGAGACCAAAGACCTTCTCTTTGCCCCCAAGGCGAAGAACACGACCGATAGTTTGAGTCATTTCAATCACATCCATATTGCGAAGAAAGACGACCGCCTCCAATTCACTGACGTTAATCCCCTCACTCAAGATAGAACGATGAAGGCAAATAAACTTCTTGTTAGGGTCACGACCCCAAGCATTTAGCGTATCAAAGAATACCTCACGATTCACCTTCTTACCATCAACAATCGCTCCCGTCTTTGAGGTGATGTAAAGGTAAGAATAACCACGCTGTTGTAGTTGAGCAGCACAGTCAGTATGAGACATCAAGTTGATAAGTTGCTTTGCAGACTTAACACAGACCAGGACTTTCTTACAATCAATATCACCCAAAGTCTCCATAAGATTGCCACTATCACACTCCGCAGTTACTTGCTTTGGAGCAAGAACATCAAACTTCTTTGCTACAATTTTAGGAGCAATAATGTATCCCCCATCAACAAGTTCAGGAGCAGAAACACGGCAGATAATTTGACCATAAACATCAGCATCATTCATCCCAGGTTTAGAGGGCGTGAGTGAAGTCTTCCTGGTAGCAGTAAAGAAGTAGCAGCGACGTGCATTAGTAGCAAAGTGCTCAGTTGCAGGGAAAAAGTGACGCTGAACGCTGTTATGTGCCTCATCAAAGTAGATGGTATCCACATCAACTTCTGCCACTTGAAGGCGTGACAGTGAGTTGTAGGTGGTTACAATCAGGCGATGATTGTCAGCATTAGCATCAACCCAGTTGCGAATCTCACGGGGGCGAGTAGAAGATTCGTGATGAGTTTCGCCACTGTGAACGTGGAAAACTTTAGCGTTGGTGATAAACTCCAGGAACTCGCTAGAGAGTTGCTCAGCAAGCAAGATACGAGGGGCAACAACTACAATAGTCTGGGGAGTTTCAGACTGCAACTCACGCAGAGCATCATAGATCATCTTCAGCGTCTTTCCGCCGCCAGTTGGAACAATGATTTGACCTTTGTTGTGCTGAAGCATAGCAGCAACACCACGTTCTTGGTGAGGACGCAGTTGGATTTGCATGGAAGTTGTGCTCATAATATAGGGACAGTTTAGACGATCCTAACTTTAATTCGCCGTATCTTTGTATCGGTTGAGGTCTTCAATCACGCTCTGCATCGTAGCACGACTATACCCATTTGCGTAACTTGGAGATTGCTCACTGTCATCCGAATTGTAGTCTACATTATAGCACACATCAACTCCTTTCTGAAGTGTTTTGATCATGCGATCATAGGCATAATCAGGGATTTGAATGTAATTCATCGTTCTCAGTGGTTTGGTATCTAAAGACAAAAATAGCACGCTTACAGACGACTGTAGAGCGTGCTGGTGAGGAATCAATCTCCCCCGAACATTTCAGCAAACAACCATTCACCAGAACGCTCACCTTCTTCCCAGACTTTGTTAGCGTTTGCTTCAATCATTGCTCGCTCAATCTTAATGTCAATAGGAGAAACAGTGCTGAACCAGTTACCGTTGCGATCTTGCCAGAGCATAATGTTGTTTTGAGTGTTGTCCTTATACTATAGGGACACTTTGGACGATCCTAACTTTAATTTAAAGTCAGTTTGCCATCCTCTTCTCAACGTGAGCAAGGATTTTGGTCTTTGCCTTACCCTTTGGTTTCTCACCAGTTGCATTCTCATACTTCTCAGTTTCTTGGTTCCTCATAATACCTCTCAACATTCTCTCACCTTCTCTGGTTTGCTTATTTCTTTCTTTAGCAGAAAGTCCAGATGCTTTTGGTGCAGTATATCCAGGAGCAGGTTCTGCTTTTGGTTTCTTCGTAGAGAGAAGTTGTGATGCAGTTTTTGCTACTTGTTTTGTTTTTGGTTTTTCTGCTGCTGGTGCTTCTCCACCACCTTTCTTTGCTGCTGCTCTCGCCTGTGCTGCTTTTCTTCTTTCTTCTTTTGCTGCCGCTAGTTGTCTTTCTCTTGCAGATCCACGCTCTTGTTCTGGTTGCTGAACTCTTGTAGATGCCTGACGTTGAGAACCAATATCTTTACGGGGTTTATACTCCACTGGTTCCATTTTACCGCCGCCGACTGCTTTCATGCGACGTATTTCAGGAGTTGTTTTTTTACGTTGACGACCGACTCTTCCACCTTCCTGGGAACGTCTGATAGTTGCAGCAAATCCTAATGCTTTAGACTTGTCTTCAACTTCTTCGCAAATAGACATAAACTCCTGAAAAGTCTTCATTTTAGTATCTAAACACTCTTTTTAGTATTTAGAGCTCCTCTTCCTTTGCTTTGTAGGAACCCTTGAAGACACGTCCTTCAGCATAAAATTGCTTCACACGTTCACGACGGGTAGCAAGCAAAAGATCATACTCTTCCTGTTGTTGTTTATTGAATATAAAATCTTGTTTGCGCCATGCTTCTTTCAGTTCGTTGATGTGAGGAAGCACGTTAGGGATGTTTTCAGTCATTTGTTTTGTTTGATTACTAATGTAGTATAAGTGTTTAAAGCGTTGAAATCAAGAGTTAGTGGTCACTTTTTCAACTGACATAATATCTTTGTATTTCTTTCTTTTTCCAGAAAGAAATCTATATAATCCTCGGTCATTATCAGTAATCATAGTTTCCGTTAATGTATTCATTCAGGTTAAACTTAGAGGGTTGTTCACCTTCTTCGTCTTCATCAAAGAGACCTTCGTTCATTTCCTCAACAAAGTCAAAAGAAGAAAACTCTTCAATTTGAATGTCGTCGAAGCGGTCCATAATTTGTTTTGTGCTTACACTATAGAGACACTTTGGACGATCCTAACTTTAATTCACAAGGATTTTCACATCTTTTGCTCCTTGTTCCCTTACGATCTTTTCCCAGAAAATTGCATCTTCAATCGTAAGCAAAGTTGCTATTTGCTTTGAGTATCCTTTCTTTTTGGGTTTGAGATAGGTAACTTGATACATCTTCTTCACTCACAACGATTTCAACATTTATAACTGTTTCATCATTCCAGTGCCTGATTGCGTTTGCTACAATAAAACAGTTTGTGATGAAAATAGACAAAAACATTAAGAGACGAATAAGAGCAATCTTATCCGCCTCTTTATCGCATTTGCTTGACTTTTCTCCAAGTGCCTTAGCAATTAGTCTCCATACAGTCTTTTTCTTCTTCGTATTTTGATTTTCTAGATTTGACATACTTTAATTGACCCCACTCTTTTTGATAACACACAACTAAAACACGATCATTTCGATGAAGTGAACAGCAGGCATAGTTTTCTTCATCTTTCTCCCACACAGAAGTCTCAATAGTAATATAATCCTCACACTTAAAATACACCCAACCTTTGATGTGAGGTTTCCAGATTACATAATCGTTAACTTTTGGAACATAACTCATCCAAATGCTGCCTCCAAAGGTGTTTGTTTGATTGGCATGGATGTGTAGTTTCTGGTATTCTTGAAATCCACAACTTTGCCAATTTCCTTACTATTTACAGGACTATAGAATCGGCAGTTTTTGTAATCGTAGAACCCCCAGATTGTACGGGTAGGTTTGCCGTTATTGTAATCAAACTGAAGGTCACAGCGCAACCAAATAGAAAAGATATTACGTTTGAACTCTTGAACTTCATAGGAATAACCTTTCGGTGCTTTGTGTGTAAATTGGGGAATCAGTTTAATAGACATCACGGCATCAAACTCTTTTAATCAACAACACGAACTGCTCTCAATCGTTGGGGATTGTAACCCTTTTCAACGTAGTATTGAAGTTTTACGTCACATTCTTCTTTGGTGAGTTTGAATGAACTATCATCAATCAATCCCCATCCATTTGTGAAGAACTCTTCTATGCGATAAAATGTAGTTTCGGACATTATTCTCAGGTGGTAAAGGACTCAACAACAACAGATTCTACATCTTCAGCAAGGGCATAAGTTCGTGCGTTCAAAATATTCTCACGCAGAACTGTATAGTGTTGCTCATAGAAATTATCATCATCTTCTGCGGTGATTAGATCAAAACATTCATTATCGTCTTGTGCAATCACATTCCACAATCCACCATATTCACTACTAGGGAAGGGAATATAGTGCTGAACGATGTAAAGAAACTTTTGTGTCATTGTTATTTGTGAATTACTCCTTAATTGTAGTTGTTTTGGTCGCCGTCGTCAAGAATGTTTCGGTCAGCAGCAAAGATAAATGTTGCTCCGATTGTAAGTAGGGAACCAAGGGCCATTCCAAGTAGAAAGGTCATCAGTAAAACTCCGCGAGATAGTAGTCAACGGTGACCTCAAGTTTTGCTGCTTCAATCTCAACTTCTTTCCAGAACTCTTCTGCTACTTTGTCCATTTCTGCTTGTTTGATCAAGTCGCGGAGTCGTTTTGGAATCATTTGGATTTCTCCTTAAGTTGTGCTTCTTCAGTCGGATATATTACCTTGAAGTAATATACCATAATGGACGATACAAATGCAACAAGTGTTGCATAGATTGCTACACCAAGTCCGATACTCATTTTACATTACAATCTGGATGCCATCCTGCCTGTTGCTTACAATACTCTTGCTTGGCAGTCTCTTTATAGTATGCTTTGAATAGTTTTTCATCAC